CTGGAAAGATACAGGTAGTAAAATGCCTAACGATCCAGACAAAGTTTTGACTGGTGGTGATTATCATCCAAAGGGTCACCATTTTAATTTAAAACGAGTATCACAATTTGCACCAGCACCTACGTTAACAGCAATGGGTAGTGGGCAAACAAATGCTGGAGCGTTTCATTGGAACGAACCACGAAAACTTACTTTGGGTGAATTGAAAAGAATAATGTCATTACCAGATGATTTTAAGTTAACTGGTAAATGGAACCAAAGGGCAGAACGAATAGGTAGAATGGTACCACCGTTGATGATGAAAGCAATAGCGGATTCTATATATGAGAAAGTCCTTGACAAATTATAGGAGACCTGATATACTATGAAAGAACTTATGGAAAAACTAGAACAACAAAATCTTACGATTGCAGATTATAGCACAATAATTAAAATAATACAAGCGTCTTTACAAAGAGGTAGTATTCGTGCTGAAGAATGTACAACCGTTGGAATGATATATGATAAATTACAAATAATGATACAGAAACAACAAAAGGAGAATGATAATGCCAGACTTTCTGAAACAAATAATTAAAGAAACGGGAAACGAATACGCCAGTTTAGTAAGTGAAGGTGTCGAGGCAGGTGATGTAGATACTTTTATCAACACAGGTTCTCATATGTTTAATGCCTTACTATCAGGTAGTATTCATGGTGGCATACCTTCAAACAAAATTACAGCATTGGCAGGTGAAAGTGCAACAGGTAAAACTTTCTTTGTCTTAGGTATGTGTAAATCTTTTTTAGATAATAATCCAGATGCTGGTGTTATCTACTTTGAGAGTGAAAGTGCATTAACAAAACAATTAATTGAAGACAGAGGTATTGATAGTGAAAGAATGGTTATCATGCCTGTGACTACGGTACAAGAATTTAGAACACAATCCCTAACTGTGTTAGACAAATACATGGAACAAAACGAAGCAGATAGAAAACCATTGTTATTAGTTCTAGATAGTTTAGGTATGTTATCTACAACTAAAGAAGTAGAAGACACAGCAGACGGCAAAGAAACTAGAGATATGACTAGAGCACAAGTATTAAAGGCTGCGTTTAGAGTATTAACTTTAAAATTAGGTCGTGCAAAAGTGCCAATGGTTATTACCAATCATACATATGATGTTGTGGGTGCCTATATGCCTACAAAAGAAATGGGTGGTGGTTCTGGTTTGAAATATGCCGCATCTACAATTGTTTATCTTTCTAAGAAAAAAGAAAAAGATGGCACAGAGGTTGTTGGTAATATAATACATTGTAAGACACAGAAATCCAGACTATCAAAAGAAAATATGATGGTTGATGTAAGATTACGTTATGATACTGGTTTAGATAAATACTACGGATTACTAGACTTAGCAACTAAGTATGGTATATTCAAACAAGTATCAACAAGAATAGAATTACCAGATGGTTCAAAACAATACGCTAAAACAATCTATTCAGATCCTGAAAAATATTTTACAGACGATATACTAAAACAAATAGACGAAGCAGCAAACAAAGAATATAGTTATGGCAGTTCCGAAGTATAGTTATCAACAAAATCCGTCAAACGAATTGACAGGTTTCAAGATAGAAGACGGCACATATAAAGATGTCATTTATACCTATGGTAAAGTTTCGCCTATTGAGGAAAGTGAAAAACTAAGACTTAAATTTGTTTATAACATACATGAGAATCCTAACAAGTGTAATACTGACAGTGGTGACTTTATTAATGTTATAGGTGACATACTAGCAATCGAAGTAGAAAAGGAAAAAGATAGTGATAGCGGAGAAGATAGAAAGAACAACACTTAGAAATTTATTACACAATGAGGATTATACGAGAAAGGTTTTACCTTTTCTTAAATCAGAGTATTTTCAAGATCGTAGTGAGCGTGTAGTATTTACAGAAATACAACAGTTTATTTCTCAATATAATAAACGACCTACTAAAGAAACTTTACAAATTGATTTAAATAAACGTAAAGACCTCAATGAAGATGAATATAAAAAGATTGTTGACTTAATTTCTTCACTAGATCCCCAAGAGGTTGATCTAGACTGGTTAGTAAATACCACAGAAAAATTCTGTAAAGATCGTGCTGTTCATAATGCTGTTATGGATGGTATACATATTATAGATGGAAAAGATAAAAAACATACTCCAGAAGCTATACCAGAAATATTACGGGACGCTCTATCTGTTAGTTTTGATAATGCTGTTGGTCATGATTACTTACTAGATGTAGAAAAACGATTTGACTATTATCACAAAAAAGAAACAAGAATACCTTTTGATCTAGACTATTTCAATAAAGTCACAAAAGGTGGTTTACCAACTAAAACTCTCAATGTTGCATTGGCAGGTACTGGTGTTGGTAAAACTTTGTTTATGTGTCATCAAGCTGCAAGTGCATTGGCACAAAACAAAAATGTATTATACATTACCATGGAAATGGCAGAGGAAAGAATTGCTGAACGTATAGATGCAAACTTACTTAATATTTCTATGGAAGACTTACATATGTTAAATAAAAAATTATTCAATGATAAAATTACACAACTACAATCTAAAACAACAGGTACTTTAATTATTAAAGAATATCCAACTGCTAGTGCAGGTTCAAATCATTATCGTGCCTTAGTAAATGAACTGGCATTGAAAAGAACATTCAAGCCAGATATTATTTTTGTTGACTATATTAATATATGTGCTTCGTCAAGATTTAAGGCAGGTTCTAATGTTAACAGTTATACCTATATCAAAGCAATCGCTGAAGAACTAAGAGGTTTGGCTGTAGAATTAAATGTGCCTATCGTGACAGCAACACAAACGACCAGATCAGGTTTCGTTTCCACAGACATTGGTTTAGAAGATACTTCTGAATCATTCGGGCTTCCAGCAACAGCAGACTTTATGTTTGCGTTGATCTCTAGTGAAGAACTAGAAAAGGCAGGGCAGATGCTTGTCAAACAATTAAAGAACAGATATAATGATCCAACCATGCATAGAAAGTTTATGATAGGTGTTGATCGTGCAAGAATGAAACTGTTTGATATTGAACAACAAGCACAAAATATAATACAACCACAGGAGACCAAATATGTCGAACACAACCTTAAAGAAACGCAAGAAGAAAGCGCCGAAGAAAAGTACAAGAAGTTCCAAGACTTCCAATACTAATCTAGAATATACTGTTAAAACTAGAAAGAAAAACAAGAATTATATCTTTCAAGTAGTGCAAGGTGTTTGTTCTCAGCACAGTAAACCTATGGTGGTTAAAGTCTTTGAATTTAGAGAAAAAGCAAAAGAATTTGCAGACTGGCATAATAAAAATCAAGTATGGAAGGTAAATGGTGGCATTCCTAAGTTTCTTCTTGACTAAATAGTTACTTTAGTATATAAATGGGAGTAATGATGAGGGGATTTAAAGATTTCATAGACGAACCTGTAAGTTTACAGGAAGCAAAACTAAAAGCAGAGGATTATGAAGCAGCCATAGTTATTGGTTGGCATAAGAATAATGGCAAGAAACTAGACCTTGCTACTTCTGGTATTAGTCCTGATGTCTATAAAATGTTGCAAAAAGAAAAGGCTGCATTAAAAGCAGGTCAACTCATTGCAGCTGCAATCGCAAAAAAATTTGGTAACAAGAATGCTAAGGCAGAACAATATGGTCGTGCCAAATCTAAACTAACTCCGTTCTGGAAGTTATATGGTGCAACAGACACTACTCCTAAAACAGATATACTTATAGGTAATAAAAGACTATCGTTAAAGATAGGCATGGCACAATTGATGTCAGGTGGTAAGGCAGAGAGTACAGCAACATTTTATGCTGCATTGAAATCAACACCTGCATTGAAAAAATCACAACAATTTAAAAAGACAAATGCTGTGTTTAATAAATTTGTTACAAGCACTGTGGCACCTGGACAATTAAGACCTATAATTAAAAAAGGTGATAACCCCGTGGTTAATAAAGCAGAAAAAGCTCACAAAGAATGTATGGCAGAATTAGGTAGTTTATTTGAAAAGTCAGAAAAATTTAAGATTGCATTTGCTAGAGAAGCAATGTCTGGTTACGAAAAGTATGGGCGTGCAAGTAATAGTGCAGCTGAATTTATGGTTGTGGCTAATCATGCTGGCACTACTGTTAAGATAGAAAGTGTAAATGATGATGGCTATTGTAAAAAGATTGCAGACGCCATGAAACTACAAGCAAGATTTAAAACAAGTTCAAGAAAAGCAGGTGGAGAAAAAACTGGCGAATATAATTTCTGGTCAGTTGTATCTTTAATCGTAGATAGCATGGCAGGACAAAAAGAAGATTACACAAGAGAGTGGTATGGTACTTTAGATGAGGGTATCATAGATGTAATTAAAACAAAAGTAAAATCTGTATTTACAAAAGTTGTAGATAAAGCAAAAAGTTTTATACAAGCAGGTGTAGATAAAATGCTTAAATTTTTAGGTATGATACCTGATGTATCAGTAAAGAGGTTTATAAAATTCTAATGGAACTATTAAACGAAGATAAGAATACACATCTAGAACATTTAGAAGATGATATCATCAATAATGGTTTTGAAGGTGGCAAAAATGCTATTGCTTTTTTAGAAGCATTAAATGGTATGTTGGCAGGTAATAGTACAAGTAAAGTAAATGTCACTACAAAATGGGATGGCGCACCAGCAATAGTTTGTGGTCCAAGTCCTGAGAATGGTAAATTTTTTGTAGGCACAAAATCAGTATTTAATAAAACACCTAAAGTAAATTATACAATACAAGATATAAGAAATAATCACGAAGGACCTGTTGCAAATATTTTAAGAGAGTGTTTACAATATCTCTCTGGTTTAGGTATGAAAGAAATACTACAAGGTGATTTAATGTTTACTAATTCAACAAAAAAGAAAACAGCATATAAAGATCCTTCAGGTAAACAAGAAGCAATGATTTCATTTCAACCAAATACTATTGTTTATATGGTACCAGAGAATACACCATTTGGTAAAAAGATATCAAGAAGTAAACTAGGTATAATATTTCATACAACATACAAAGGTAGAAGTTTTGATAAACTAAATGCTAAGTTTGGTGCTAATGTTTCTAAACTAAGAAGAACACCTAACGTTTGGTATGATGACGCAAGTTATAAAGATGTATCAGGTAATGCATTGATGACAATAGGTGAAAGTCAACAATTACAAAAGACTATTAATATGGCGTCAGGTTCATTAAAGAAATCAAAAGAATTATTAAATAAAGTAAAAACAGAAAAGAATACTTTATCTGTAGGTGTACAATTAAAAACATATTTAAATAGTTTCATTCGTGCTGCAAGTGATTTACCAAGCACAAAAGAAACAGCAAGTAAATTTAGAGAGTTTTATAAAGAGAGAACACAGAAAGAAATAGATAGAGTAAAAACAGAAAAGTCAAAAGAAAAATATCAAGTAATACAAGATACAGGTTTAAAATTCATTGACAATCATAATGAAAGTGTTTACTTTGCATGTGCTACATATAAAACATTACAGACAGCAAAAGGTGTAATTATATCAAAACTAAACAAGGCAAAAAGTATTGGTACATTTAAAAGAACAGCAAATGGATTACAAGCAACAAACCCAGAAGGTTATGTTGCAGTAGATAAAAAAGGTAAAGCAGTAAAACTTGTAGATAGATTAGAGTTTAGTATTCAAAACTTTACAGCTGCAAAGAATTGGGAAAAAGGTTAATGGAAAGATTTATCATACAAGAAGGTTTATACGACCCAGGTATCTTCAAGGCATTTTTTCTTGCAGGTGGTCCTGGTTCAGGTAAGTCATATGTGACAAGTAGAATAACACCTGGTCTTGGTTTAAAAAATGTAAATTCTGATACCGCTTTTGAAATTGCATTAAAGAAAGCAGGTTTATCTTTGGATATGCCAGCAAGTCAAGAAAAAGAAAGAGACGCAATACGATCAAGGTCTAAACAATTAACAGCAAAAAGATTAGACTTGTATATTATGGGTAGATTAGGTTTAGTCATTGATAGTACAGCTAGAGACGTAAATAAAATAGAAACAGGTTTAAGTGCATTAAAAAGATTAGGTTATGATTGTTATATGATATTTGTAAATACAAGTTTAGAAGTTGCATTGGCAAGAAATGCTGCTAGAGATAGAACAGTACCAATAGATATTGTGAAAAAAAGTCACACACAAATACAACAAAATATGGGTAGATTACAAAGAATGTTTGGTATGAAAAATTTTATTGTTATTGATAATAATAAAGCAAATGAAAACGTGCTAGATAAATCTTATAAGATGGTTCGTAAAATAGTAAAAAGACCTATAGGTAATCATGTAGCAAAAAATTGGTTAAGACATGAATTAGAAAAAAGACAATCAGCATTTAATGAAAGAAACTATGCACAGGAATATGAGAGATATCATAAAAGACCTGAACAGATTGCCAGACGTTCTTCTAGAAATAAAGCACGTAGGGTTATGGGCGATAAGGTAATACAAGGATCAGACGTAGGACACAAAGATAACAATCCTATGAACAATGATCCAGATAATCTTAGAAATGAAGACCCAGGAGTTAATCGTAGAGAACCAAGACTTAGAAAGATACCAAATGAAAAAGTTTAGTGAGTTATTAAAAAAAGATACAG